CGCCCACCATATTTCACCGTACCTTGGAACTTTATATGCAAAGCATTTTGTTGCTGCATTACGATTAATTCCATCAAAGAAATAGTTTAAATTTAATGAATTAGGTACTTCTCTAACTACACCGTTAAACATATAAAAACGATCAACACCTGCCCAGTAAAAAACACCATCATAATCTATCGGGCAAAAAGGTGACAAAATAGAAGTGTCTGTTGCTACAATATCAAATTGAAATATTGCTGTTCCACCTACAAAAGTAGCTCTAATAACAGCGTCAAACGCCCAAAATAGACCCGCAGGTGCTGTTCCTGAACCTGCTCTAAGTGGAAGTGCTTTTATTATTTTTTGACCCCATACTCGTGCATTTCCTGACCCTGTGCCTGTTAGATCAGTAGGATTTCCTGGAATACTCCATCCAATAATACCGTCCGTTCCGTAATAGAATAAATATGGGTGTAGGCTTACGATACCGCCTGTTACATTTGTATTTGCTGGCAAGGAAACAGATCGTAAAACATTTGTTCCTAACACCTCGCCAAAAAATATTTGCCCATCTTGGTCATTACAAATACAATCACCATTTGGGCTAACCTGTGCTAACACATAATTCTGATTAGTGCTTGAGTCATATTGAAAATCAAACATCCAATAGTTATGAACAGATGTTATCAAGGCATCACTGCCATAATTCATATTAACAATGGTGCTTGTCAAAGTTGTTAAAGTATTTGTAATTATAAAACCGTTAACTTGATCTCCACCTGTGACAGAAGTTATTGTAATAACAGGTCCAACAGCATTAGCTGTATAATTTGGCGTGCTAGTAAAAGCATTTATATTAGAAGCAACATCTGTAGCTGTTTGATTTATATCAGTGTTAAAAGGCACTGACCCAGACATTATGTCCACGCCGTCTACAGCTATCATGTCTACAGCACCACTAGCACCTGCTAGTGTTACAGTGCCATAGGCATAAGCTAAAACAGGTGTTCTGTCAGTGACGATAGAGCTATTTCCTGTTTGATCTAATGTAAATCTTTCTAAAGTGTTGTCACCACCTGAATGACAATAGACAAAAAGCATCTGTGAGAAAGTAGCAAATCCCCTACTTATTTCAGACAAGTATTTTTGAGTAGTTTTATAACCGCCTATTTTTCTTGGCAATCCTCTTTGAAAACGCACCCATTGTCCGTCCACATAGTTGTTGCCCTCAAACTTAGTGCCATCACGTTTGATTCCAGGATCAGATCTAAGGACAGTAGTTTGAATTGGCATTAAGGAAATACCCCACCATCAATGTTTCCACTTTGTGCAACGCCTAATGCTGACCATGCTGCAGCTTGAGATGCTGACGTAAAAATAGCTCTACCTGTTGCAGAACCGCCTAAATTAATTAAGGCGTTTGTCGCAGTGGTTGCCCCTGTTCCACCTTGACTTACAGCAATTGGAAAAGAAACTGTACTTGTATCAGCATCTAAAACATCTGAGCCATCACAATAATAAATGCCTCTTGTGTTTTGTCCAACTTGCACGCCTGTTTGCCCTGAAACTTTGACAGTTAAAACGTAACTGCCTGTTGTTCTGTTATCAATCCAATACTGTTGAACAGTAGCAGGAACAATAATGTTTCTTGCCCCAGTTAACGCACCAGTAAATCTGTATGCAACTCTATTAAGCTCTGTGCCAGTAAGTGTTTTGTCACCACTTCCCGCAATGTCGATAACCGTATAATCAAAAGCAAATGTCGCGCTTTGCCCAAAGCCAATGGTAAAGAAGTTAGCCCCATCTGTGGCTATAATGGCTGACTCTCCTGGTTGAAATGCCAAGGTGCTTGCACCGTCAATCGTGGTAGATCCTGGAGGTGTTGCTGTAATTGCACCAGAACCTGAGTTTCTTAAATATAAAAACCAGTTGTCTCCACCTACAGTTGGATCAGGCAAGGTGAAAGTAGCCTGTGCTCCCGTAAAGTTGAACATTTTTGCACGATCATCAACCCCACTTGTGTATGTATTATTTATTGTGGTAACAGGAACTGATTGACTCAATAATGTACCAACAGCCACTATACCTGTTCCAGCTAACGAGCTTGCATTTGCTGTAGAAGTTGTTGCTCCATATTGCAACAATTCCCATGTTCCATTAGCTGTTGTGTTATCAGTAAGATAAATTTGCCATAGTTGCCCAGAGGCGATAGTTCCTACTTGTACGCCACCTGCGTTTTTAACAGTAAAAGTATGTGATCCTTTATTGTTAAAAAGTATTGTATTACCTGTTCCGCTTTTTTGTGCATCAGGCAAAATAATACTAAACCCTGAACTTGCCTGTGTGACATCAACAATCCTAGTAGCTAAATTTACATTAGTGGACGTTTCTTCAGGCCAACTCAATGTTATGTCGGCAGTTAAATTTAAAGAGCTATAACTAATTTCACTTGGATAAATGTTAGCACCGCCAAAAACGTCTTGATAAATAGGCATTATGCTTCACTCCTTTGCGCTGAACGATCAAGTATTCTTCCTAAATCTTGACCGTTAAATGCTTGAGCACATCGATCATAAAGACCTTGCCACAACTGTACTCTTTCATCATTTTTCAAAAATGGCGTTGCCTCAAGTAAAGAAGCATACAACACTAACTCTGGTGCATATTCTGTGAGCCAATTGCTTTGCAGTGTTGGACCTAACAATGCTGGCTGTTCATAATATAATACCTCTAATGTACTAGCTGCATTTGGTGTCGGAGCAATCAACCAATTAGCATAATCATAATCAGCATAGAATTGAGGTGACGCTGTTTGAGCTTCATCGGGCCAATAATTACGGAGATACTCATACGATCTTGTTTGTATAGGAGTTCCATTGACCGTCATTGAAATCGTATCACGCCATCGATCTGGTTTTAAGTAAGTAGAAACTCCAATAGAAAGAGGTGTTGTTATGGCCCTAATAAAACCTTCAATCTTTAATTCACGAGCTATACGTCTTTCTGCTAACGTAATTAAACGTGGCAGTTGGTCAAAAACTATTTGATCACTAGCTTGTGTGAATCCACGCTCTAAATACCTGCGTATATCCACCAACAAGCTATCGTATGTCATTGTATAGCTCATGGCTTAAACCTTACTCAGAACTCTCTTCTCTTGGGTCAACCCAATCGGGGTTGAGTGTCCAAGTAGCACCATCAAAAAACCATTTATTTCCGTACCACTCTTCTTCAGGGCCAGTGATATTTTCATACAAAGTGCAATCACTTGTTGAATGACATCCTACAATAAAATCTAGTTTTTCTTCTGGGCCAACATCAATTCTATCTGCCAACATGACAACTCGTTTGTCATCTTCAAAAAGAAATTTAGATAAGTTCGTTACATTTTCTACAATAGTTTTCATTATGATGCTCCATTCAGTATTAGTTGGGTGGTTGAAATGGCTTTGCCTGCTGTCACTGAGCTTGAGGTAGTAGAAAGATTTCCGTTGTTTTGAACGTAGTACGTTGAGTTTACCGTAAATGGACCAAGACCTTCTACGGTAAAAACTGTTACGTCTACTTTATTAGTGTCACCACCATCCCTATAAGAAGTTACTGTTTTATTTGCAGTGGAATCATAAGTTAAAGACAGTGGTCCTTTATAGCCTGTTGAACCGTCTACAAGTAAAGCAGTGGTAAAAGTTAAGTCTGTTCCTGATACGTTTGCTCCCAAAGCAGTAGCTGCACGAGAATTGTCATTGTCCCCATAAGCAATAATAACTTGACCAAACCCACTGTTGTAAGTTGCGACAGGTAAATCAACTTGTGTAGCAAATTGTGCGACTGTGCCAAAAGTAATATTAGTACCACTAACAGTGCCAGTAAGAGCTTTTCCAGACTCACCATCACTAGTATCGCAATAAGCTATAACAAATTTTTGGGCTGTAGCATCATAAGCTATTGCATTACCTAATTTTGAAGCTGTAGTCGAATCATAAACTGCCTCAGAACCGTAAGTAATAGAATCGTCGGACGGGTCTACAGTTCCTACTATTGCTGTATTTTTCTTAGAATTTCCCACATCTTCAAAAACAATAACTACTTTATTACCACCATATGCAATGTCAATGTCTTGTGTATCAGCGTCATTAAAAACAACTGGCGTTCCAAAATTAATCGTATTCCCTGAAACTTGTCCTACAATGGCTGTGCCTTTTTCAGAATTACCTTCATCTTCATAAGCAATAACAATTCTTGATGTTGAAGAATCAAATGTACTGACTATGTTTCTGACTGCACCAGCTTCAAATTCAACAGAAGCACTAGGAAATGAAATGCTATTGTTCGATGGGTCTATCGTTCCAACACGAGCATAGCCTTTGTTAGAATTTCCAGCGTCTCTAAATGCAACAACTATTTTGTTAGAACTGCTGTCAAATGTTGTTGCATTTAAGGCATCATTTGTACTTGCTGTATTAAACACAACAGCAGTACCAAAAGTGATGGAACTATTAGCAGAGTCCACTTGCCCGACAACACAAGTTCCATATTCATTATTATTACCGTCTGCATACGACAACGCAATTCTGTTTGAGTTGCTGTCATACGCTAATGAGTTTCTATTCCCGTTAATAGGAGTAGCAGAAACTGGCGTGCCAGCAACTCCAGAATTAAGAGCTTGTGCCGTTGCAACACCGCCTTGAGGATTGACTTTTCCCGTAGCTGAATTGGCTATTGCCTGAGATGTTATGCCTATGAAATCTGATGCGTTTTGAACATTTACGTTGTAAAGGACATATTTGCCATAATAAGGACTAGGTTCTTCTATGTAAGAAGCAACAAATTTAGTAATTGTTGGAACAAAAATTATTTCAGTTGCTAAACCTTTAGTAGTTGTTAAATTAAATTCATTAGCAACAGTCATACTTTCATTGCTAGGAACGACAGTTATTGCGTTGACATACGGTTTATCATCAGCAGTGTTTCTATACATAACGACAACTTTATTATTTGTAGAGTCAAATGCACAGGACAAAGCACTTGCCGTGCTAGAAGAAACTGTATCAGTAAATTCAACAGGTGATCCAAAAGTAGCTGATCCGACATTACTAACATAAGATGGAGTTCCTACCACTCCATACCCATCTCCGTTATTAGCATTTTGATAAAACACAACAATTTTGTTAGAATTTGTATCAGCTACACTTGCAAGATTAGTGTTTTGAACTCCAAAAGCGTTGTCAACAAGCACTGGCGAACTAGAATTAAAACCTGTTCCAGACACTTGGCCTACTACACAATAAAGATGGTTACTTTGATCTTTTCTCGCCCAAAAAATAGTTACAGAATTTGAATTTGCTTCATAAACACAAGAAGTCCAACTTGCTACTTGCCCTGTTCCACTTATATTTCCAAAAACATTAATTAATCCGAAACTTATACTCGTTCCCGAAATTGTACCTACGACAGCGTTGCCAAAATCCCCACTAGTATTCATAAAAGTAAAAACAACTTTTTCGTTTGTGCTATCGTAAGTGCTAGAAATACCGACACACGGGTCTGTAGAAAAATTGTTTTCAGTTCCAAAAGTTAATGAATTGTCTGACGGATCTACTGTTATGACACAACATCTTCCGTAATTTGATGCCCCACCATCTCGATAACCAACAACTGATTTTTGAGCTGCAACATGATAAACAGCAGAAATATAATCGCTATCAGATGTGTTAATAACAACAGGTGTTCCAAAATCTGTTAGCCCAGAGGCAGTAGGTGTAGAAACTACCCCTGTGCAATATTGAGTGCTAGTTGTACTAGCATAAAATTGAACTACTCTGTCTGCATTTACATCGTAAACTGATGAAAGTGTGCTTTGATTTCCACCACTCCAAAGTGAAGTGCTTGTAAAATCTGCTTCAGTTGTTGCTGCTTCGGCAGTTTCTGAAATAGCTTCTATTTTACCGTCACTTATTAATGCTACCGTCTGACCATTGGTTAAAGTTCCAGAAGCTACAGCACTAAATTCTTTGGCACCGCCACCTGAAGGTAATAATTCGGATAAATTTGTCACGAGTTAAACTCCAAATTAATGCTTGTTGAAGACAACGCTTTGCCTAGTCGTAAAGCAGGAGATGTGGATGTTGTGTTAATAGTTCCGTCAGTTTGCACATAATAAACACTATTTGGTGTTAACGTAGGTAAACTAGCATTTGTAACTATCCCACCTTTGATTGTTACAGAACCTGTGGCAGTATCCGATATTGCTGCATCAGCAATGCCTATGAAACTTGATTGATTAGAAACAGCAGCACTGGGCGTATACGCATATACTCTTCCATCATTACCTAAACCATTATCTTTGAAGCAAAAAGAACCCATGCCTAATGTTCCTGTTACATCATTAGCTTCTATATTTAACATTTCCATAGAGCCACTAGGAGTGAATATTTGTGTGGCACTATCAACTGTTTCAGTATTTCCTGAAATTGAAATACTTCTTCCGTACAAATAACTACCACTAATTCTGTATCCAATAATAAATTTTTGACCAAGTGTCGAATAACTGCACCCTACATTGCCCCCAGTTTCAACTGCGCTACTTATCAAAACTGTTGGACTGAGAAAATTTTGAAATTGATTATTTGCTGAACTGTATCTAAAAGCAACATAGTAAGGATAATTAGAAGCACCCATGTGTCTAAATACTCCTAAAACGCTGTCACTAACTGGGTCATAATCCAATGCAAAATCATTGTTAGTAGTAGGAGGCACTCCTTGACTGTAACCATAAGGACTACCCCATGTTATACTGTTTCCACTGACAGTTCCGGCTATAGTTGTACCAAATCCAGTTGAAGGAGAATAAGTATAATTTAAACATATCTTGTTGTTAGTGGAATCGAATGTCATTTTATTTTGATAATATGCATTAACTCCAGAAGGTTGCCACCCTGTTGTCACAGTGCCAAATGTTATTGATCCATCAGACGCAATACTTCCAACAACATATTGCATAGAACTGGTGTTTAGATCAGAAGCAACAATTACAATTTTTTGATTGTGTGAGTCATAACAAATTTCTGGAGTAAAGTTTGTCGCAGGACTATTGCTGATAGCTTGATAACTGGTATAAAAACTCGTATTAAAACTAGACGCAACTCCAGCAACTACCCTGACAGCATTAATTCCATCTCGATAACAAAATACTACAAAATTATTTGTACTATCAAATGTACCTGATAAATATTCAGTTTGTTTTTCTGCTGCACTAGCACCAGACCCTGCCATTAAAATAGAGTTTCCTAAAGTGTATGAAGCACTAGATCCTGTGCTCCCATTTGGACCCATTCCTTTGCCATAACCATTGCCTGATTGATTCATATTTTCATAAGCAACTACTAAAACTTGTCTTGTTGGATCAAAAACTGATGCTTGTCTTTCAACAGATTGACCTTCGTATGTTTGTCCTGAATTTGTTCCAGCAGATTGAGATTGCAAAGAAATAGGCTTTACTTTTCCCGTAGTTTCTAACGCTACCGCTTGGGCGTTGTTTATAGCTCCATCAGCAACAAAGTCGACATTTTTGCCACCAGAACCTGCGGGTAAAAGATCAGATAAGGTACTCATGTCGCATCCCTTATGTTAAGAGTAGTGGCACTGATTGCTTGGCCTGCAAATGTACTTGTGACAGTTGTTCCTAAAGTACCATCACTTTGAACGTAATATTTACTAGCAATGGTTAATGAGGTCTGTTGAGAGTTTATTCCTCCTAACATATCCACATTGCCTGTGGCAGTGTCTGATATAGCTTGACCTGTTATGCCTATAAAATTTCCAGAATTAGTTCCTACGCTTTGATAAACTGCACCGTCAGCGTGACTACTGGCTCCAAAGAAAGTTGTCACTAATTTATTTTGACTCGTATAAGGACTTAAAGAATAATAATAACTTCCATTGACCCCAATGTTGACATGGGTGCTAGAAGAAAAAGTAACATCTGTTCCAGAAATAGTAGCAGGTCTGAATGTAAGTTCATTGCTCCTTGCTTGATTTCCAAAAACAATTACACATTGTTGTGCATGGGGATCATAGACAACATTTCCGTCATCTGCACCACTTCCTGAATTTGCATTTGCTTCTGTTCCAAAACTCATTGCACTTCCAGAGTTTGTAGCTACGATTGCTTTATATGCTGATCCATCTATATAAGTGATTAATGTTTTATTTTGAGTTTTGTCATAAGCAGCCACTATAGAATCTGTTCTTGTGGTATTAAATTGAACTTCTGATCCTAAAGATATGTTGTTTCCGTTAATGTTTAAAGGTGTTGACGCAGCACTGACTAAACCCTGATCATAAAAAGTTACAAAATTTCCTTGGTCTTCCGAATAAACAACAGCATGGTAAAAACAATTACCAGCTATATATCTTGATCTGGTTCCTGGAAAAGTTATGTTATTTCCACTTATTGTTCCAAGAATTGCACTCCCACCAGTTCCGCTATGATATTCAGTAAATGCTACACAAACTTTACCACCACCTGCTGTAGCTGTTATGTAATTTGTATTTGTAGTATTAAAAACAGCAGCAGTTCCCCATGTGATTCCACTGGTAGAAACAGTTCCTGCAATTGCAGTTCCATAATCTGAGTTATTACTGTCTTTAAAAAATACTACTACTCTTTCGTTTGTCTCATCAAAACAAATCGCTGTTTGATTAGTGCTAGTGCTAATAGTCGGTATTGCTGTTTCAGCCCCAAGTGTTATTCCAAAAGAAGAAACTTCTCCTAGTTTATAATATAGAGTTCCACCAAGACTATATACTATTACCATTCTGTCTGCATTAGTTGCATAGACAGACCTAGGAGATGGCCCTACGACTGCACTCGTAGTGACTTCAAACATAGTTCCTGCTTGTGCTGTAGTAGTAGATATTGCCTCAACCTTACCGTCAGTTGTTAACGCTACTGGTTTACCATTAGTGAGCGTACCAGAAGCTACAAAGCTCCCTACGTTCTGACCACCGCCAGAGGGTAATAACTCTGACAGATTGCTCATTAGACACTCCAACCAATCGTTGCATCCATATACGTCATAGTAATTTGTGCAAAGTTTTTGTCAAAAGTTAATGGCGTAGCCGAACTTGCAATATTTGAACCACCACCGTTTACTGTAAAATTAGTTGTTGCTGCAGCACCTGTTCCGTCTTTTATTACGACAAAGTCACCTGCACTTGGACCACTTGGAAGTGTTATAGTAATTGAACCTGCACTTGCTACGAGAAACTGAGCAGACGTTGCTGTAGTGTTAACACCAACAATCGTAGGTGCTGGAAAACCTGAAGGATCTGCTACTGAAGTCCAATTACCCCCTACATTTTTTAAAACGTTACCAACTGAACCCGGAGCTACAAAAGTTGGAGCACCCGTGCCATTTCCAATTACTACGTTACCTGAAGTAAGGTCTGCACTTTTTATAAGTTTTCCTGTCGTTTGATCAAACGCTGCGATAGCACCATCCGTTGCCGAAGCTGGACCTGCAACGTCACCAACGGTACCCGCTGTAGATGCTATCGTTTTAACTACCCCTGTCGAATTTTTGAAAAACAGTTTTTCATCGACAGTGTTGATGGCTAATTCACCATCCTGTAGATCACTGGCTTGTGGTTGATTTGTAGTTGTTGAGCTTCGATATAATTGAATAGGTGTAAAACCAGACTGTGGCATTAGAAAGTACCCCCTGAAATTCCGGACGTTGCAGTGAGAGATGTGAAAGTTGCAGCTGCTGGTGTCGATCCACCTATTACAGCATTGTTAATTGTTCCCCCTGATATTGTTGGAGCAATCGGAGAGGCTAACTTTGCAGTTGTAACAATACCATCTGCTAATTGATCACTGGTTAAAGGAACGTTAGTTGGTGTATTACCAATATAAGGATTAGCCATTACGTTATCTCCAAGATTGATAGAACAGCATCTACGGATGTAGCAGTATCTGATTTAATTTTAATTGAGTCATTAGGTTCCATAACAATTTTTTGATTACCACCGATAGGGACAATTGCACCACCCGTGGGAACCGGAGCACTTTTAACAATGTAAGTGTCGTTTGATCCATCATTCAGGGTAACATCAATATTTACCGTTGCCCCAGTTGTGTTAGCAACTGTTAACCCAATCACCGTTGTTTGGGTTGCACCGGGAACCGTATACGATCCAACTGCCGTTAAAGACGTTCCAATATCCCTAGATAATTTTCTTTCAAAAGCATTTGCCATGTTTTCTCCTTACCCCAATGCGATTGCTAATGCAATAACATCGTCTGTTGTCACGCCTGCACTGGGTGCCGATGAAACCCAATTTGACCCATCTGATGTGAGTACATTACCACTACTTCCTACTGCCGTTAAGCCCGTACCACCGTGAGCGGGTGCCAATGTTCCGGATAGTGTTATATCGCCCGTGCTCAGTGTGTTTGGTGTGAATCCTGTTGTACCTGCGCTAAAAGCACTGACAGCCGTAGTAATCGCACCAGCCCATGCAAATGCGCTACCATCCCATTTTAAAAATCTGTTTGCTGTTGATGGCGCGACTATAAAATCGCTAGTGTTAGCAGATGTATTATAAACAATACGATTAGCAGCACCCCCCGCCACGTTTGTTGCCTGAGTAGCTGTCGCGGCGTTACCTGTTATACTTATTGCCCATGTACCCGTAGCACCCGTTCCATTAGTTGCTGCTGCGCCGACATCACTAGCAGTTAACGTCACGGCACCAACTTGACCGTTGACTGAAGTTACTGTGTTACTTTGATCAATTTTTTGCCATACGCCAGTGCTTGAAAAAACAGCCCAATCACCAACTTGCCAATCTGTTATGCCATCAAGGTTTGTAGTACCTGCAACGCTTACAATGTAATAATAACCTGCAACACCGGAGCTTGATGTAAGTGTTGGTGTGTTAGTTGATGCGTTCCATGTTCCTTGAAAGTTTAAACCCGTTTGAAATGATGCAGTTGATACGCCTGTGATTACACCCTTATCGTTTATTGCAACAACAGGGATAGCACTTGATGATCCATACGTTCCGGGTGTAACACCAGAAGTTGGTAAATCTGCATCAACTAAATTTCTAAATGAAGTTGGAGCAGCTGCACCTGATGACGGACCTGCGAAAACCACGTTAGCTGGTTGGTCAGATTGTAGAAGGGCTGATCCCCAACTATAAGTACCAGTTCCACCAGAAACTAGAACTTGTCCGTTTGCTCCTGCTGGGCCAATAGCTAAATTACCACTGCCACCGTATACTATGCCACCCGGAGTAGATGTTATACTTGTTCCAGTTCCCCCTTGATTTATTGGTAAAACACCATCAATTTCATCTTGATTAGAAAGGTCCACTGGTGGGTGTTGATGATCCCCACGAGCTAATTCGTTAGACGTTCCAGCAGAACCACCAGTAGTTCCTTTTAGTGGTACATTATCTTCAAAATCTGCTGTTAAAGTTACATTGCCACTTAAATTACCGCCACCTTCTAAACCGTTCCCTGCGATAACTTGTGTGGAAGTAGGTACATAATTAGAAAAAGATGCAGTTACTGTGCTTACAGCCGTTATTCGTCCGGTAGAATCTACAGTAACTACTGGTATCTGAGTGGTACTTCCATATGTTCCGGGAGTTGCTCCACTAGCTGCAAGTTGCACCGTTCCAATACCGCCACTGGCAACGCTCAGTGTTATGTTTTGAGTGAGTTGCCCACCACCAGTTAATCCTGTTCCTGCAATGACTTGTCTACTTGTTGGTACACCAGCAACTTGTAATAAGTCACCAGCTCGAACTTGATAACTTACTCCTTGGTAGTTGAACAACAACATACCATCGGCAGATGCAACTGGGGCTGTCGGCAGTTGTGAAATCCTTGTTGGAATTAAGTTACTTGGAACATTAGTCATCTAGTTAATCTCCAGATAGTTGTCACCGTCTTCCGTGACAATAAACTCATCACCTGCTTCTTGAATCAGTCCTGACGGATGAGTGTTAATGTTTGTATCTGGTCTAACAAAAGGTAACACAATTTGATCGGGTCTTCGTGGTGGTAATCTATACGGATCAAATTGATCTCTATCTGCTTTACAAACCATCAACCCTACATCATTGGGATCAGGATATAAATCCGCTAAGAAAAACTTACGCGAACATCTAGCACATATTCCAATACCAAACGTTGGTTGTCCTGTGGGGTCTAAATACTTACTCATCTTGTATAGGGTCCAATACCCGGATTAATTTGTGTTGGTGAACCGTCACCATCACCGTCCCAAGCTCTCTGCATACTTACAGCTGCTCGTTGTTCTAAAAGAGGAACTATGTTTGCATCAACACTTGGTGTTTCCATAGCAACTTTAGATGCTAATCCATTTACAATTGCCTCTAACCACCTATTTGGAATTTCTACTTCCTGTTGTAAGGTATCTGTATCCATGACAGCCCGATGTCTCCACACAATCAATTGTGTTTTTTCCGTGTCTTCGTTTGGAGCTGGCCACACGTTAATAACAGGTTGTGCAATATTTCTCTGAAAATAGTAAGTGCTCGGTTGACCTGCAAACACCGTATTACTTTGGTTTACATACTGATCTCGGTTGAGCGTGCCTAAAGGTATTTCATATGGTTCATTACCAAACGTAATAGATGTATAGTTGATAGTTGAAACACCATCGGTTGGAATAATTTTGAAATACTGATAGGGCAATGCTGGAACAATATCAGTCCAAACGATGTTACCAGTTTGAGCTAACGCCCCAGTCGAAAGATTGAAACTGGTGGTAGTAGCAACTGTTGTAAAATTTACACCGTCCGAGCTTACTTGAAATGTTAATGGGATTGCAGTAGCTGACCACTTAACTCCAACTGTGTTAACTATCGTTGCACTTGAAAAGTTAACTAAATAACTCGTGTTAGTTGCAGTAACTGTTCCGGTTGGAAACATTGGTTGCCGAAAATTTACATTTAAAACATCAACAGTACCCAGAGGTAAAGTGACTACTGGTTGATTTTGATAAAACGGTAAGATGATCTTTTCGATGCACCAACTTGGAACTCTAATGTTCGATAGGTCATCTAACATAAAAGACAACGAGTCTAATGCATAATCTTGCATTTCAGACGTAATTGCTTGAGAGGGCAATCTGCAACGCCTAAAAGCGTGATCTACCACTTTCAATGAATTAAAGGTTTTTACACCTATATTGTTAGAGTATGCCATATCAATCCTAAATTAAATTACGGATGCTGATACAGCAAACCCCGTTTAGTTTTGGGTTACCAAGATTTCCTTTTAAATTGTGCATCTCCAGCCATTGCTTTAAATCCACCTTTAGATTTCATAGAACCACCACGCTTCATGCCTTTGGTTTTCATAGAACCACCTTTTTTCATGTCCATTGTTCCAACAGACTGATAGGCTCTGCGACCCATAGCTTTTTCCATACCCTTGCTTTCATCTCTACGAGACTTCATGCTTTGGGATTTGGTAGACTCTTTGCCTTTTCTCATACCGAGAGATTCATCAAGTCTTGCGTTGTATCCTTGTTTTTTGCCGCCCTTGGCATAGCCTTTGGACTTCATCATCATTTTTTTGCCACCTTTGGCATATCCTTTAGATTTCATCGTTTTCTCCGTTTAATATCATATTCAGCTTCGCCCCGAAGTCTACGCATTTCGTCACGAGCATTTCTTTCCCTCGATGCAACTCTTGTCAGTTGTTGACGTTTGTCGCGTCTTTCCTGAGCATCGTTTGATTTTCTTGCTTTGACTCTACGCATTTCATCCGCAGCATCATCCTGAACACCAATGACACGAGCTTCTTCATCACGAATATTACGGTTGACTCTACCGCCATCAGCTTTATTCATTTTTGAAAAAGTTTTGGCTAGGTTGGCTCTTTTCTGAGTGGTTGCAGATGGTTTACCAGCACCTGTTTTCGCTGGTTTTCCCGATGCTAATTTATTAATTACACCTTTAGGAATTTTGCCATCTTTCATTTTAACTCCTTCGCTTTTAACGTAAGAAGTCAAAGCACCCGGCTTTTTTACAGCCCCCTGAATCCAATCTTTTTTGGATGTTGATCCACCCTTTTTCATTCCACGAGAACTTGATCCCGTGAAACCAAACGAAGAATCAAAATTCCAACCATTTTGGAAGGGATAACTTGATTTCATCATGCATCTCCCATACCAGAATGGCTTGAACAATAATAGTATAGTGTCGGTGTTGAATCAGTTGTGTCAATTTGAGTAAACGCACCTGCCGTACCCGCCGTGTTATTTACAGTAACTCCATCGGTATATTCTGCACCGCCTGCGTGTGTTCCATTTGGCGTTGTACTAAACCTTAATGGATGACCGTTGTTGGTATTATCACTTTGAATAAACCTGTAACTACGATTTGCTGCAAATGTAAAATGTGGACTTATTACGTTATCTACATAAAAAACGTTACCAGTTCCATAAGAATTAGTGCCCGCTGCAACTGCCACATTATAGCTCACTAACCCACTTACATCAGCTGGTCTATGATACTCTTTGATAGCGTGAATAATTACTGTATAAGTATCACCATTTGTAGCATTTCGAGTGCTTAAAGCGATATTACCAGCTTCGTCTACTCCTCTTATACCACTTGCGTTATAAGGCAAGTATGGCACATAAGGAATATCATAAAGTTCCCCTTGTGGGTAACTAGCTATGAGAGCATCACCCGCTGGACTTGGATCACCTACCCAAAAAAGGTCAACACCCATGTCGTAAGTCTGACACACAACTTTTGTTATTTTTAAACCATTGCAAGCTAAACCAAATGAATTTGGAGCAAGCGTAGAAACATCTATTTTTGTAACTTTACTTTCCCCAGTGCCATCTGAGATATTAGTAAACTTTGCAATGTACTGTCGTTCTCCATCTTGAAGAACTTGACTTGAAACTGCATCAACCATGATTCATCTCCCTTTAAGAGAGATTGTTGTTTTGGATATACATCACAGTTAGTGAAGCAACACCCGATGTACCGTCACCAGTAGCACCAGTAAAATCCGCAAGAACTTCTCTGTCTGCACCCGTGACATTCGTAGCCTCTGTATCTAGGGTTCCACGAGTTGTACCGACTGTTTTGGTATCTACATCGTTTAAGAATGCATCGGGATCAGCTGCCGTTCCCACGTTAATTACCGCAGCTCCGCTATCATCACCAGCAGTTGTAACGTTCAATATAACATCGACAATTTGGGAGTTTTTTGGAATAACTGCGACCCTCTGATTAAGTTGGCTTGCACCAGTAATGTTTGGCATCATTGACTGTGCCATTACAACAGAACCAACGTTGGCTACATTAACGCCGAGGTCTGTTCCTGTAGTGGCTTGAATAGTTCCGGCTTTTACCGGACCAGAAAAAGTAGTTGTACCCATGTTTCCTCACATACGAGTTGTGTGTATTTGTCTGTATGTAGTCAGTCGGGAACTGTCAAATACACAAGGTTAAATCCCGAAAAGCCCCTACCGCAACAGGGATGAAACGGTAGGGGATTTCATTAAACTCCAGCTGTTCCGAAGACTGCCCTCGGATCTGTCCAACCAAAGTTGTAACGTTCAGTAGCTTTATAACGCATTGAGTCGGTTTCGAAATCGCCTTCCATTGATTTCTCAAGTCCTCTACGCATCATTAGCTTCAGACCTTCAGGCGCATCTGTTTGTACCCACCAAGCAGTGCTTGATGTAATACGAGAGATGTTTGCCTGACCGTCACCTAACAGCCCCATTGATTTAACAGGGTTGATGTCGTTATCAGCCGTTCCCGGTCTCAAAGCAGATTTGAGAAGAGTTTCTGCTTGGAAAACGTTAGCCGGTCCAGTAACGATTTGTGTTGGAGAAAGTCTGATTCGCTTACCGTTGTTGTCAACGGCATTGCGGATTTGGATCAACATTTGTTCCAGAGATGCCTGAGACAGTGCTGCCGCAGTGGTCAATGTGTTGCTAAATACCCCATTAACAATTGGGTGTGAAGCACTGTTCAAAGCTACACCATCACCGCCCGGAAAGGCCACGTTGAATGCTCTGTTCAGAATATTCGCACCAAGTGTTTCTTTAGTTTCCACCAAAGATTGAGCAAGATGTTTAGCATACGTTGAACCAATACGAATATGGTCACCGTCCTCAACAAGCACTTTGGTAAGAGCAAATGCCAAACCGTATACTTTGTAGAGGTATCTCTGAATGAACAACACACCACCGGATTGATATGTTACTGCCATACCATCTGGTAATTCTGGTGCTGCACCAAACCCATAAAGAACTGGTTCTTCATGGTACTGACGAGGAATGCCTTGGTACTCTGTAAATACCTCAGCCCACTCATCGGCTCGTTGCTCATAAATGCCGTCAAAAACTTCGTTAAGGATAGGTTCAACTATCGAACGAAAGTCGGTACTACGCATAGGAGTAGCCATAGTTTAATCCCTCCCTTATGCCACGGCGTTAACTGGTGCTTTGTATTGAT